ATGTTTGATGCCTTGAAAGACGTTGATGCGGAGTTTATCTCCTTACAGCGCGATGAAGGTGCGGAGGCTTGCCCTAAGTGGGTTAAGCAGGTTCCGCTAGATTCTTGGGAAGATACCCGACAGGCTACGGCCTCGTGTGATCTGGTTATCTCTTCCTGTACTTCAGTCAGCCACTTAGCGGCTGCAATGGGCGTTGAGACTTGGACGATTATCCCGGTCATGCCTTACTTTTTCTACGCGCAGGAGGGTGATACTTGCCCCTACTACGATACAATGAAGCTATTGCGGCAAGAGTCTTTTGGTGACTGGGAAGCCCCTTTTGCTACGATCAAAGAACGCCTTAGCCAGAAGAAAGCACTTCGGAGAGTCAAATGAGTGGAAAGTGGCCCGGTGGCTTTATAAACAAAACTGCACCTACTGTTGTTGGCCCTGTTGACGGCGAAGGTGGCTCTGCCTCTGGCATATGGACGCTAGACCAAGCAGCGGATTATGAGAGTCGTGGTCTGTGGCCTATGCCTATAATACAAAAACCTATGTGGGCAATAGGGGGATATAACGGGACAAAACAGCTAGGTCTTAACACTACGACAAACATGTCCTCGCCGGTTCAAATAGGTTCAGCCGTTACATGGAAAAATGTTTTTGCTAGTTGGTATAGCTGTATCGCTGTTAAGACAGACGGCACTCAGTGGATTTGGGGCGACTCTACTGGTGGGCAACTAGGTAACTCTAGCGCCACCAACGTAGGTGTTCCTACTCAGCTTGGCGCTCTTACTACGTGGTTGCAGTTCTCCGGTGGATATATATTTAACATAGGAACTAGAACAGACGGCACGTTATGGGCTACAGGAAAAAACACGGTGGGCCAGCTAGGATTAGGCGACACAACTCAAAGAAACGTGTTTACGCAGGTGGGCGGTCTTACTACTTGGTTAAAAACTGCCTGTGGTTACACGGCCTCTTATGCAATTAAGACAGATGGCACTATGTGGTCTTGGGGGGCGAACACTAAGGGAGAGCTAGGCGACGGCACTACTACTAACCGCAATTCTCCAGTACAGATAGGTGCGCTTACAACTTGGTCTGAGCTGCCGCGCCACGCCGGTTTCACGTTCAGTTGTGCAATTAAAACAGACGGTACTCTTTGGGCGTGGGGCGAAGGTGGTGCAGGCCAACTAGGCCAAGGTAATACCACTGATTATTCCTCCCCAGTACAGGTAGGCGCTCTTACAACTTGGTCAAAAGTATCTTGCGGCAGGGCGTTCGTTATAGCTACTAAAACGGACGGTACTCTTTGGGCATGGGGTTCCAACAGCTCTGGCGCACTAGGCGATGGTACTACCACTGTCCGCTCATCCCCAGTACAGGTAGGCGCTCTTACAACTTGGGCCTCTGTGTCAACGGGGTCGGCCATGTCACTAGCAATTACTACCGATGGCAAACTTTACGGTTGGGGGACAAACTCTGGTGGACAGCTAGGTCAAAACAACACCACTAACTACTCCTCTCCGGTACAGGTAGGAACGTCAACAAACTGGAAGACATCAACAAACGGGCAAACTGCCACATTAGCAATAGAGAACATATAGCCATAATCACTAATCATCAATAAGGAGACTCTCATGTCTTTATTTGCAAAAGTAGTAAACAACGAAGTAACACAAGTTTGGGACACGCAGCCACCTGCGGGCGAGTCTGGCTGGAAGTCAGCGGTTGAAGTGAAGCCTGCTATTACGGCTAATCGACAGACCTATGACGGCCATACCTTTGATGTCTCAGTTGATCCGGTGCAGATTGTCTATGCAGTTAAAGACATTACCGTAGATGACCGCAAAGGCGGTTTGATTAGCGCGGCTAAAGGCACTTACTCACAGGTCGCCAACGAGCAGGCTCGACTTGAAGCAGATGATGCCTCTGGTGATACCGCTGCCGTTAGCACAGCCAAAGACGTAAAAGATGCAAGCATCGTAGCTATTAACGCCTGTACTACTCACGATGAGCTAGACGCTCTAGCATAATGCGCGTACTGGTTTGTGGGCTTTCAGGTAGTGGCAAGACCGTCCTCTGCACTAGCTTAGTCGAGAAGGACAGTTCGCTTACTCACATCAACGCCGACGAAGTTCGTGGACGGCACGATGATTGGGACTTTAGCCTAGAAGGGCGCAGGCGGCAGCTAGATAGAATGATCTCGGAAAGCGAAGGGGATGGTATTTACTTACTAGACTTTATTTGCCCAACCCAAGAGCTACGAGATGCGCTAGATGCCGACGTAGTTATTTGGATGGACACCGTAAGGCGTTCCCAGTATCCCGATACAGATAAGTTGTTTGAGAAGCCTAGCGACCCAGACTTAATTATTGATTGCTTTTGGGAAGACTCAGTAAGGAAATCCCGCAAGCTAATTGACGCAGCAATGGAGCAGTCCTGTGACCAAAGAAGAAATGGCTAATCTGATTGAGCAGTCCGCCGAGCTAGGAGCCAGGAAGGCTCTGAGAGACATAGGGTTGAGCGACAATGACGCTCTGTCCGACGTGTCCGAGCTTCGAGGCTTACTTGACTCCTGGCGTTCTACAAAGCGAACAGTTGCAAGAACCGTGGTCCAGGCAATGACTACTGCCGTTTTAGGAGCTTTAATCGCGGGCTCCTATTTTAATTTCTTTGGGAAAAATTAGCTATGAGCTACACGATGACTTACGACAGTTTGCTAGTAGATCTTCGCAGATATTTAGAGCGAGGATTTACTGAGGCTAGCGATCAAATTGTCTTTGATCAACTTCCACGGTTAATTACCCTGGGAGAGCGCCGTATTGCTCGTGAGCTTAAAATAGAAGGTTTTATCCGCGCCGTTAATCTTCCTCTATCAATTGGTGTTTCAACTTATTTAAAGCCTGATCGATGGAGAGACACCGCTTCGATGAATGTCAGCGGGTCTTCAATATTTGCCCGGTCTTACGAGTATTGTCGCAACTACTGGCCAGATGAATCAGAAACTGCGGCTCCTCAGTTTTATGCGGATTATGACTATCAGCATTGGCTGATAGCTCCTACTCCGAATGCTGCAAGCACTTTAGAGATATTGTATTACGAACAACCCGCTCTTTTGGGCGAAGACTTTCAAAGCAATTGGCTCACAGAATATGCGCCAGATGTCCTATTGTATGCCGCTCTTTTGGAGGCTACTCCATTCTTAAAGAGTGACGAGCGCGTGCCAATGTGGCGAGAGATGTATGATAGGGCGGCGCAAGCATTAAATGGCGAAGATCTATCCAAGATAATGGACAGATCCGCACAAAGGAGTGAAGCATAATGCCGAGTTATACAGATGTGTTTGGCGGCGCCAACATTTATCCAAGCGAGATTAGCTATAGCTCTGTCGCTCTGAGCGCAGATATTACATTAAGCTGGCCAGAAGAAACTTCAACAAATGTAAACCTTGCCACAAGAATTATGGATGTCACTCCATCGGGCGCGGGTTTTAGCATTATTTTGCCAGATGCCAAGAAAAGCGGAACAGGTAACACGATCCTTTTTAACAACAAAGGTTCTGCCATATTCACAGTTAAAAATGCTGGCGGGGTTCAAGTTGGTACAATTGCGGCTGGTCAGATTTGGCAAGTCTATTTAACGGATAACACGACAACCAATGGCGTTTGGCAGATTCTGCAATACGGAGCCACAACATCCAGCGCCAATGCTTCAGCATTAGCCGGAACTGGTATTGTCGCTGTTGGTACTTTGCTGTCTCAGTCAGTGCCGATCACAGCTTTCAACTCAAGCTACACAGCTGGAGACACTGATCGTGCCAGAATGTACAACTGGACTGGCGCAGGTGGAGTTTTAACGCTGCCAGATCCTACTGTTGTTGGCAACAATTGGTTTATGTATCTGCGTAATTCCGGTTCTGGTCAAATTTCAGTTACTCCTCCAGGCTCTACGACCATTGATGGAACTTCTCCGCTAGCTTTTCAGCCAGGCGAGTCTTCAATAATAGCGTCTGATGGGTCTAATTTTTACACTATTGGATTCGGTCAAGCGGCTACTTTCGCCTTTGATTACACGGTAATCGACGTCCCTGGATCTGGAGACTTTACTCTTTCAGGAGCTCAGCTCAATCGAGTGGCTTATCGATTTACAGGTATTTTAACAGGCGCTCGTAACATCATTATTCCTGCCACTGTTCAGCAATATTGGATTGATAATCGAACCACTGGTAGCTTTACTTTTACCGTAAAAGTTTCTGGAACCACTGGAGTCACACTCACCACTAATGAGAGAGGAATTTATTATTGTGACGGAAGTGAGCTCTTAGACGCGGATACAGCAAGTATTGCAACTCCATTAGCTATTGCAGATGGCGGTACTGGAGCCACATCTGCAGGCGCAGCACTGATAAATTTAGGCGGTACAGCGACAGGCATAGCTTTGTTTGAGGCTGCAACTCAAGCAGCTGCCTGGACAGCTTTGGGAGTTGCTCAGGCGGGTAACGTAAATGGAGGCACGTTCACCTAATGCCTATTCAGACTGCAGTCTTAAAGTCTAATCCCGGCATTAAGAGGGATGGAACTAAGTATGAAGGCGATTTTTACACTGACGGTCAGTGGGTGCGCTGGCAAAGAGCGTTGCCTAGAAAAATAGGAGGCTATAAAACCACTCAAAAATTCTTGCAAGAAATAAGCCGTGGTTTTTCCAGTTTTACGCAGATGCTTTACGTTTACTGTCACTCTGGCGGGGCTAATAAAGTAGAGCGATTCACTCTTGACGCAACTGGAAATAGCTCAATAATAACTGACAGAACTCCGGTTGCTATTGGCGCGTATGGAACTGTCACTTTGGCGGGTGCTAGCGGCTCAGTAAATATGATTGCCGTTGATGGTATTGACATTATGTCCGGTGCGGTAGCCTTTAATGGCACTATAGACCAGACAGCCACTGACGTTGCCTCAAATATCACTGCATTTACTTCAACACCTAATTACACTGCTGCTGCGGCAGGAGCTGTTATAACTATCACGTCAGTTACCACAGGCGACCAGGTTAACGGATTTATAATTACCAACACTTTGACTACGCTGACATCTACTCTAGTCAACTTTGACTACGGCTCTGATGCGCTATTGGCTAATCCTTTTAACTACTGGATGTTTGATGTTCAGTATGGCTCTTCTACCAATAAAAACTATTTAATTGCCTCGGTAGCGCCCAATGGTACTTGCGTATGCAACGATCAGGACGGTCAAATATTTTTTGGTGAAGTTTTAGGTACTGGCGATTTAAGAAGCATACCGCTTCCTCCAAACGCTAACGTAACTGGCGGAATTGTTAGCCTGCATCCTTATCTCTTTTATTACGGGACTGACGGAATAATAGGCTGGTCAGCCCCTGGCGAGCCTACTGATTTAACAGGCACTGGGTCAGGTCTTGCGCGGGTCTGGGGACAAAAGATAGTCAAAGGTCTGCCAATGCGAGCAGGCTCTGGAACTGCTCCTGCAGGGCTCTTCTGGGCGTTTGATGCAGTTATCCGAGCGACATTTACGGGAGGAACTACTGTCTTTCAATTTGACATAGTTTCCACCGGCACTTCAATAATGTCGCAGTTCTGCGTTGTAGATTATGATGGCGTATTTTACTGGGCTGGCGTAGATCGCTTCTACATGTTCAACGGCGTAGTGCGCGAAGTGCCAAACAGCATGAATCTTAATTACTTCTTTGACGGAATCAACGTCAACGAGCAAAGCAAGACATTCTGCTTTCAAGTGCCAAAGTATGGCGAGATATGGTGGTGTTATCCTCGCGGAACAGCAACTGAGTGTACGCATGCAGTAGTTTATAACGTCCGAGAAAACACTTGGTATGATACCGAACTTCCCAACTCTGGTCGCTCAGCTGGTCACTTTAATAATTCTTTTGCAGCGCCAATCTTAACAGGTGTCGAGTCTTCTCTTTTTGCAGTAGATCCTTTGGCAATTCTTGCTGTTACTGTTGTTAACGCGGGTTCTGGGAACAAATACAATATGAGCGGAGGAGCGCAGCCTACTCTGAATTTTGTTGAAGGTAACACCTACCGTTTTGATCAGTCAGCAGGGAATAATGCAGGTCATCCTTTGCGTCTTTCGACAACGTCAGATGGAACGCATGGAGGAGGCGCAGAGTACGCAAATGGAGTTACGGTTGCTGGCGTTCCAGGCAATCCAGGAGCGTACACGCAAATTGTTGTCGGGACTGGAACTCCTACTTTATATTACTATTGCACTATTCACAGCGGAATGGGTGGTCAAGTCAACACAAATGCCAGAAGTTCTGGCTACAAAGTCTGGCGGCATGAATTTAAATCAGACGAATATGATGGATCGACTGTCAGGCCAATAAAGTCTTTCTTTGAAACTGCTGATCTTTCTACTTTGGTTAGCGGAACCAACAGATATCTGCGCTGCACAACGATTGAGCCAGATTTTGTACAAAGCGGCCCAATGACCGTCAATGTAACAGGCAGGGCTAACGCCAGGGCGCCAGAAGTTATTAGCACTACTTTTACTTTTCCAGAGTCAGCTGCACAGCCTTATGAGCAGATAGTAATGCTCAAAGAGCAGCGCAGAGAATTAAGAGTAAGATTTGAATCGAATGCGCTGTATGGAGATTACCAAATGGGTCAAATTATCGGTCATTTTGATAGTGGCGATGGGACGGATTTAGGATGAGCCTAAGCGTAACGCTACCTGTAGGAATAGAATTACAAGACTGGGCAGACTGCCTGATTATAGATTTTGATGCATTTGGTGTTTATCAGCCTTTGAATGACCCAGAGAAGTGGCAAGACTGGGCAACACAATACAACCGGGCGACAAATTTAGTAGAAGACTTTCCCGATCCTTATTCTTATGACATTAGCCAGTGGAGAGAGTGGGCAGAGAGATTTGTTCAGACAACACTATGAGATATATCGGCTATCAAGATGAAGAAAAGGCAGAGAAGTGGGCTAGCAAACACCTTGGCGTCAAGAGCTCTCCAGAAGTCTTTAGAGCTCTATCGTCAGTTAATGAAAAAGGCGATTTTGCTTGCGTAATATTATTGACTAATTTTACCAAGAGAAATATTGACGTAAATATTGTTGCCGATTGTTTTTTGACTCCAAAGAGCACCATTATGATGTTCAACGGCTTGTTTCAAATGGTGTTTGATGAGCTAAAGGCAGTCAGAAGCACGGCTTTAATTGCCAGTTCAAACGTAGCCTGTCAGAAATTTGTAGAACAAATAGGCTTTCAGAAAGAAGGAATTATGAGAAAAGCGTACAATGACGATGAAGACATGCATCTTTACGGTTTTCTTGAAAACGAATACAAAAAACACGACTGGTGTAGGAGCTAACGATGATTAGGGAACAAATATTAGAATTGGCCAGCCAGAGCCCGGAGTTCGGCCAGGGTATTGATATCATCGAGGAGCGCCTATCTCGCACGGCTATGGTCCCAGAGGACTTAGACGAAGCGATTGAGATGCTTGAAGCGGCTCTTGAGAATCCAGCTATGTACGCCGAAATGGTACAGGCTGCAATTGCTGACGGCTTAATTGATGAGGGCGATGCTCCCGCAGAGTTTGATGCGGTTTTTATCATCTCAATTTTAATGGCGCTTTATGGTCTTCAAGAACGAGGCATGGCTCAAGGCTATGCTCGTGGCGGCTTAACTGTTGCCGGCAGGCGTT